CTAGAAGAGATAGAGCCTTTAGAATCATTAAACAGCAACGAACAGTTAGAAAATTTATTGTATGACTTTACAGTGCATAGAGCACAAGCAAGAACTAAGGAAGACATATTGAATAAAGCAGCGTGGACCGATGATGATAAGAAGATAACATTATTTAAGATGGATGATTTCTTTGCATTTGCGAAACGTAATAACTGGGAGATGGATAAAACTAAAACAGGTAATTTATTAAAACAATTAAAAGATATATTTGTAGAAGAGGTCAGATTAAAGATTAAAAACCAAACTCCTCGTCTTGTAAAAATAAAAGCTATGAAGAGATATGAACCGGATGTTTCTCAAAAGCCATACGAAGAAGAGGTACCTTTCTAATGAAAGAATTAATACTAGGTCCTCCAGGTACAGGTAAAACAACTGAGCTTTTAAACATAGTTAAAAAACATTTAGATGAGGCTGTTGATCCTAAGGAAATAGGTTATTTTTCTTTTACAAAAAAGGCGGCTATTGAAGCTAAAAGCAGAGCTATTGAAAAATTTCCAATGTATGTTGAAGAAGATTTTCCTTATTTTAGGACTTTACATTCACTAGCATTTAATCAGCTACGATTAAAGAAAACACAAGTAATGCAAAAAGCTAATTATAAAGAGTTTGGAAAAGATTGCGGCATACCTTTAGACATAAAAATTGCTTACAATAGCGAAGAAGATGGAACATTTACTACCGACAATGAATACTTAAGATTGATAGATAAAGCGAGAGCCATGGACATACCTTTGCTAGATCTATACGACAGAAATACACATTATATAGACATAGAAAGGGATAAGCTTTATCTTATAGATAGAGAACTAAAAAGATATAAGCAAGAAACAGGGCTATTAGATTATGGAGATATGTTACAGAGGTTTGTTGAGTCGGATATGGCTCCAAGATTTACTGTCTTGTTCATCGATGAGGCCCAAGATTTATCTCCTCTCCAATGGAAGTTGGTGCGAAACCTCTGGGGAAGATCTACTAATACTCACATCGCAGGCGATGATGATCAGGCTATATTCAGATGGGCAGGAGCCGATGTGGATCATTTCCTCAGGCTGGACAGAGAAGTCGACAATATCCGTATTCTAAAAAAGTCTTATAGAGTACCTCCTGTAATTCATGAGGTTGCGCTAAGCGTTATAGGTAGAGTAGAAAACAGGTACGAAAAAGAATATCAACCTTGTTCTGAAAGAGAATATAAAAAAGGTGTAATGACTAAGATAACCGGAAGCAGTGAACGTTATTCTAGTATTGAACAAATAGATATGTCAAAAGGGAACTGGTTAGTGTTGGCTAGTACTAATTATCTTTTAGAAGATGCGGAAGAGCTTTGTAAAGAAAGGGGTTGGTACTATTCTAAAAAAGGCAATAACTCTTTACCTTTAAAACTATTGAAAGCAATTCAAGACTGGGAAAAGTTTAGACTAGGTGGAACTACTTTAAACTCTAAGGATATAAAAGATATCTATAGCTACCTAGGAGAGAATGTCGCTAGGGGGTATAAGACTGGAACAACTTTGAAAGAAGATTCATACTATAATCATGAAACGTGCACCGCGGATCACGGATTGTTGACGGATAAAGTTTGGTATGATGCTTTTAAAAAATTAGATCCGTTCACAGAAATTTATATAAGAAACATGTTAGCAAACAATGAAAAGATTACCAAGGCGCCACGAATAAGTATGTCAACCATACATGGTGCAAAGGGAGGTGAGTGTGATAATGTTTTATTGTTTACAGACATATCAAAAGTAGCAAAAGAACAACACGACACAAACCCCGACGAACTACATAGACTTTTTTATAATGGCATTACTAGAACAAGAGAAAATCTACATATTTTAGAACCAAAAAATTATGAAAGAGGATATGAAATATGAGATTTCATGAACATGTAAAAGGCGATAAAGCAGAATACATAGCTGCAATGTGGTTGTGGGATCAAGGATATTTGGTGTGTAGAAACATGTCTCAACAAGGAGCTGTTGATTTAGTTGCAATAAAAGAATATGAGGTTATACTCATCGACGTGAAATCAGAATGTAGAAGGAAGCGCGACGGCTATAAAATAAATAGATCATTAACACCAATACAAAAAAATCTTGGTGTAAATATTTTAAATGTAAATGTAGACACAGGAGAATGTACGTATGTCTAAGAAGTATGATCCGGTAAACTATCCAGAACACTATAATAAAGGTGGAGTACAATGTATTGATGCAATTAAATCAATGCAAGGAGACGGTTTTAAATATTATCTACAAGGCAGTGCGGTCAAATATATATGGCGACACGAACACAAAGGCAAACCTATAGAGGACTTAGACAAAGCAATATGGTTCTTAAACAAACTTAAGGAACAATATAATGGCTAAAAGACCTTATGTACCTTTAAAACCTTTACAAACACCAATGAACTTTAGTCCAGAAACTGATTGGGTTGTACCTAATCTATTGGGTTTAGATTTATCATCTGCTAAAGAAATAGCTATCGACTTGGAGACACGTGATCCTAATTTAATAAAATTGGGTTCGGGTGCTATTTTTGGGGACGGAGAAGTTGTTGGTATTGCGGTTGCAGTAGATGGCTGGAAAGCTTATTTACCTTTTGCGCATGAAGGCGGCAAAGGCTGTTTAGGAAAAAAGACTGTGTTAAAATGGTTTCAAACAGTTTTAGATTTACCTGCAGATAAAATATTTCATAATGCAATGTATGATGTGTCTTGGATACGTGCGATGGGTTTAAAAATTAATGGTCGTATTATAGATACTATGATTGCAGCGTCTTTAGTGGATGAGAATAGATTTCGTTATTCACTTGATGCAGTTGCAAAAGATTACGCAGGCATAAGAAAGAATGAAGCTGTATTAAGAGAAGCAGCTAAAGAGTGGGGTGTTGATCCTAAGGCAGAAATGTGGCGACTACCTGCTCCATTTGTTGGAGAGTATGCAGAAAGAGATGCGGAGGCAACTTTAAAACTATGGCATGTGCTAAAAGTAAAACTGGATGAAGAACAATTATGGAATGTTTTTAATTTAGAAACAGATTTATTTCCATGTTTGGTTGACATGAAATTTAAAGGGGTAAGGGTAGACTTAGAAAAAACAGAAGAGGTTAAAAAATTCTTATTGAAAGAAGAAAAAGAAACTAGGGCGAAGATGAAAAAACTGGCAGAGGTAGAAGTAGAAATATGGTCAGCTGCATCTATTGCAAAAGCTTTTGAAAAATTAGATATACCTTTTGATAGAACAGAAAAAGGAGCACCAAGTTTTACAAAAAACTTTTTAGCAACACACCCACACGATTTTCCTAAACTAGTGGTTACATGTAGGGAACTAGATAAAATGAACTCTACATTTATTGAAACAATTTTAAAACGTGAACACAACGGTAGAATTCATGCAGATATAAATCAAATACGATCAGATCAAGGTGGTACAGTTACAGGTAGGTTTAGTTATTCTAATCCTAACTTACAACAGATACCCGCACGACATAAAATATTAGGACCAATGCTACGTAGTTTATTTATACCTGAAGAAAAACATACCTGGGGTTGTTTTGATTATTCACAACAAGAACCTAGGATATTAGTACACTATGCACATAAGATGAATATGGAAGGCGCTAGTACAATTGTTGAAGCATACAACAAAGGTGAGGCTGATTTCCATCAGATGATTGCGGACATGGCCGGCATTGATCGTAAGCAAGCAAAAACAATTAACCTTGGTATCATGTATGGTATGGGTAAAAACAAATTAATGTCAGAATTAGGATTAATGAAAGAAGACGCAGAGAGCTTATTAAAAGAATATCATAGAAATGCACCATTTGTTAAAATGATATCTGAACGAGTGATGCGACAAGCAGAAGAAGTAGGAAAGATACGTACTCTAGAGGGAAGATCTTGTCATTTTAATTTATGGCAACCCGATGAATTTGGGGTATCCACACCACTACCTCTGGAAGATGCAAAAAAAGAATATGGTCAGTTTCTAAAAAGAGCTTTTACTTATAAGGCTTTAAATAAATTGATACAAGGATCAGCAGCTGACATGACTAAAAGAGCAATGTTAAATTTGTATAAAGAAGGAGTTGTGCCTCACATACAGGTGCATGATGAACTAGATATATCCGTTGAATCACCTGAACATGCTAAAAAAATAATAGAGGTTATGGAAGCTTCCGCAGACTTATGTGTACCAAATAAAGTAGACTATGAAAAAGGACCAAACTGGGGAGAGATAGTGTCGGATGCTAAAAAGGAAAAGAAATAACACCCGACACATGAAGGTGATGAAGATATCTATAAAATAAATTAAAATAAAATATTGTCAAATCTTATATTTGATATATATTGTCCCATACAATAACAGAACAAGGAGAAAGAAGCATGCCAGCAAACCCTAATTTTAAATCGGTTTCGGTATCTGTGGATACACATAAACGTTTGGAATCATTAGCAAAATCTCATTTTGAGGTTCCTGTTAGTATTCAAACATTAATTGATTTTTTACTTAAACAAAAAATAAAAAAGAAAAATGGTAGATCTCGTTAAAGCTATTTGTCCCCGCTGTGACGGAAACAGTTTTATTAGAGTACAAGACAAAGAAGTTGATTGTACTATGTGTGAAGAAGAATTTATGCATATGGGGATGAAAATAACAACCCACAACGGATATGTAATGCTACCAGTAAATCAAACAAGAACTAATGTTGAAGGCGGTATTGAATCTAAAACAAAATGGTCAGGAGAAACTTTACCAGAGGTAGGTAAATAATGGGACCACTAGACCCGGAGGATGAATACGGATGGATAACGATGATGAGTTTATAATATTTTTAGTTAGGGTATCTTCCCTACGAAAAGCTGCTGAAAGAGCAAAAGATCCCGAATGGAAAAGAATGTGGGAGCAAAAATTGGAGGAGTTAATAAATAATGAAGAAGAAACTACTTACGGAACTAAAAGCGTACACTAATTTTTTGTTGGCAGGCCTAACAATTTTTGTTTGTCTAATAGTTATTATTGTAAATTCTAGATATATTGTTAAATTAGAAAGTACTATAGACACAATGTGGCACGAGATAAAGCAGGTGAAGGAGACTAATATAGGTTTATACCAATTTATCGAGGAACACGGAGATGACATTAATTAATAAGGATAACAAGGTGAGAAGACAAATTCCTAATAGGATGCCTAGTGCAACTTTCACTCTACCAATTGATGGTAGACGAGTTGTTGGTATTGTAAACTATGATGTCACTGACACAGGTATTATTCCAATGGCATTTTGGGTAAAACTAAAGCCAACAGATTCTTATCTAGACAGAGAGCTACGCGCAAGTGGTAAACTAATATCTAGATGTCTACAAAATAACGAGTCACTAAAAGATTTGGTTGATACATTGTCACAAGATAATGTCATTGGTCAAATGGCTAATTATTTATATAAAAATATGGAAGATATTATTATGGGCAAGCAACCGGAGAAGAAACAACGAGAGCTATCGACTGATCCGTATGCTATGAAAGAATGAACAAATTTTTTACAGACGCTGATGTTGAATATATTAAAGAACACACTGAACGAGTGTTCAATCTTAAACAACAACGTGACGATAAAATAAAACAAATGGAAAGAGAAAACGAAAAGTGCTTACAGAAGAATTTGAAATAGAGTGGGTACCAGAAACACCTGAAGAGGCAATGTCTTCAGTTGATCTACCAACGTGCACCGTGGATCGCCTTTGTAAAAAACTGTATGGCCATACTAACTGGGCAAGAATGGGTGCGGTTACTCCGGACGAACTTCTAAGAAACCCACACAGCTTTGATTTTGATGAAGGGATAGTTTATTTCAAGCAAGCAAGATTGGTATGATAAAGGAAAATATATATTATTCTAAAAATGTTTTAGATGCTGCTCGTTTTAGAGATTTAAAAGATTTTTGTACAAACCATTGTGAAGAAATACCAACATACAATTTTTGCAGAAGACAACAAGAGTCTTCTAATTTTATAGAAGAAATAATTAGACATTTAATAGGAAGAGATCACCACGTAGAGTATTGGGTAAGGGACCAAATTGACTCAACCTTATTTCACGTAGATGCTAACGAGTTGCAGGCTAAAATAGACACAGCAAAATATGGTAAAGAAGACCCTGAAATGGTCGTTCAGTTTCCTTTAAATACTCACATACTATACGTAAACATAGATGAAAAAATGGAAGGCGGAGAGCTACTATTACTGCCGACCGAAGAATATATTATAGGTAGGCCTATACTAGATGAAAGATATAGAGTTAGAGAGGGGTCACAAATGTTGGTTGTTGAGCCTAGAGAGAACCATATGGTACTTTTTGACAAACCTATATATCATGCTATAACTAAAGTAAGGAATAAAAGCGCTAAACGTCGTATTTCTCTTATGTTTTCGTCGTGGGGATATGTGCCTGATATATACAAAGACCATGAACATTGGGGTAATTACAGCATTGGTGACATAAATCCTACAAAATGGAAAATTCCACAAGCTGAGGAGCTAGAATTAAAATGACATTACCATCAAGTGGACAATTAGATTTTAATAGTATTAGGGCAGAATTTTCTGGTCCTTCTTCTAATGTAACGATGAGTACATATAACAGAGGAGGAACTTATGTTTTTGCTGTTCCAGCAAATGCAAACATACCCACTAGTACTACAGCGCAAATTGAAGTTCCTGATTTTTATGGGGCTAAAAATAAAAGTGATTATGCTTCTTTTACAGGAGGCAGCCACGCTTATGGTGGCAAAGCAGCCTACACTAGTTATGGAGTAGGAGGCCCTAATCTACCTGCAGCTATAAGTGACTCTTACAAAGTTGGTAGTAGTACCTATACTCTGACAGCTTGTTATAACGATGGTGCCAGTCGTAATAATTTTCACCTTAAACACTCCTCTGGCCCAGCATCAGGTTATGCTGGAGACAGTAATTGGACATCTCGTAATTTTTATTTTTATGACACAAGTGGTAATGTAGATTTTCAATTCCGAACAGGAAGCAGTAATGGGATATGTACGCCTCCACCAGATTTATGTTTCTGTGGACAATACGGAAACTTGAACTATTATTCAAATACTGATAATGGGTTTCTGTGTTCTACTGCACAAGGTGCGACACCAGCAGATAAACAAACAGGCGACTTCGATGCTTTAAACCAAACTGTTGTTGTAAAGGCTTTTTAAATGTCTGATCTTGAAAACATATTTGAAATAACTTTTTTAAACAAAGAGTCAGAAACAACTCCTCCTGAAGAAATGACAATGCGTTACATTGCAACCAGCGCCGATGTTGCAAAAGGTTTATTTATACAAAACTTTCATTCACGTGATTGGGAGTTCTTGTCTGCAAAATATCTTGGACAAAAAGACAAAAGTGCAGGTGATTGGGACTGTGCTGGGTGTGGGCAAAACTAAATGGATTTATCAGATTTCACCAGAACATCTTCATACATGCCCGACGAAGTAGTTTATTTCGACGAAGAAACTAATGAAAATAAAACTGCTAAAGAAATAAAACTAGTTTGGACACATAATACAGAATCGAGTTTATCTGTACACGATATGTGTATTAGAGAAGGCCACGAACAGTATGACGAGTTTGTGTTAAGGGAAGAAAATAGAATAGCAAAAAAATGGATGATTGAACTTGGTTATGACCCAGATTTATATATCACAAAAGAATGGATGATTGTAGAAAAAGGTAAAATTAGTGAACCTGATGAAATAGAGGAGTGGTTAAAACCAAATCATCCGACGGCGATAAGCCCAATAACCTCGGAGGAAATATGATATTTAATGTACCTTTTGACGTTAGAAATATTGATAACCAGATTCAAATATCAATTAGTCAAAACACTAAGGCTAAACAAAGAATAAAACGTGAAGGCGTTAATGAATACACTAAGGACTCTGAAGGTAATTTTTTACTAACACCTCACCCAGATTATAATTTTTTAATAAGATCGAACAATAATTATTTTTTATTAAATGGTAAAATTAAAGTTAGGTTTGAATGGGATGAAACATCTGTGTTTCAAGACGAACATAAACAAACTTATAGAGATCTTTTAGATAATCAATACGTAGGTTTAAAAAACCCTATAGAAGGATCATATACCCACGGAAGTGGTTTTATGGAAAGTTCTGTAGACCATCAGTATAGATCAGACACGTGGAAATCTTCTCACCTTGCTTACGAGCCTTATTGCACAACAGGAGAAATAACTGTTATGGAAGACAACACAACTATTCTATGCCCAATGCAGCACTATCCTGGTTGGACATTTGAACACATAGATATAATGCCAGGAGAAAGCATTGTAAGTACTAAACCAGGGGACGATACATATATTGTTTTTGGTGATACTTGTTCTATAGCAGGAACAGATATTGCTAAACATGCGGTAAAGAAACAAACAAGTTCTGAAATTACAATTAAGAATGATTCTTTAAATGTCTGTACTTTGGTTCGTATTTATAAATGACAGAAATTATTCCTACAAAATATGATCGGCATTATCTTACAATCACGTATCTTCTCATTACGTTTTTTACATTAGGTTGGGTATGGCAATACATCTGGAACTTAGATCCACGATTAATCATTACATACATATTAGCTGTTCTGGTAGGAACACTAGGAACAAATGTTGGCTACCATCGATTGTTTACTCATAAAGCATTTCGCACGTCAAAGTTTTGGTATAACTTTTTAGCTTTCTTTGGTGTGTATGGTACAGTTGCAGGTCCGGTAGGCTGGGTCGCGACGCACTTACACCATCACCGGCATCTTGGAACAGACATGGATCCACATACACCGTGGACCGAGGACAGCTGGTTTGTAGGCTGGCTAAGAACGTTTCTACCGTATTGGATGAACATACCGGAACCAGACCTAAAGTTGTTGGTGGGTGTTAGGCATCTGCTAGCTAATAAGTTTATTATGTTCTTGCATAAGTGGGCACCAATACAGGTCTACGGAACGGGGATCGTGATTTGGTTGTTGTTTGGTTTTGACTGGTTCTTACTGGCGTTTTGTTTCCCTATTGGTTACTCATTGATTAGTCAGTTTTTTGTTAACTGGTTTCACTACGACATTGACTTTGTACATAAAAATCGTAAATGGATAAATATAGTTATTGGTGGCGAAGGCAATCACAAAGAACACCACGAGCGACCACGTGATTATTCCAATGACTACCCAATAAAATATTTTATAGACTGGATTAAGACATGACTTGGTATCAAAAGTTCCCACAATATTATATTTCACTATGTTACATAGTTAGTGTTGCGTTATTTTTTACGTTTATATGGAATTATCTTGATTATAGGCTCATTTTGACGTGGCTGGTGTTACAATTCTTAGGTATGGTGGGCATAAACATGGCTTATCATCACCTGGTGACGCATAAATCGTACAAAACGAACTGGTTTTGGAAGATAATACTAACATATTTTGGTGGTATCGCGACACAATCAAGTCCGAATGAGTGGGCATTGGTGCACTTAACACACCACCGATACACTGACACGGAGCAGGACCCACATACACCTAATCTATCCGGCAATAAAATTATGGGAGTGCTGCGCGCGGCGCTGCCAATGTTTATGAACATCACGATAACAGATACGAAGGTTAATTTGATGGCGAAAAAAAGTTTTGATGACCCTATCTATCGGTTCTTTGACTATACCCATATGTTATGGTTTCATGGAACGTGGATCGGGATTTATTATTTATTTGGTTTTGATTGGCTTATGATAGCGTTTGTATTTCCGGTGGCGTTGTGTCATATCGGAGAAACTGTCATTAATTGTTTTCATTTTGATATGGATTCTGTCAGACGCCATGCCTGGTTTTGGAACATGTTGATTGTTGGTGCGGGATACCATGCTAAACATCACGATACTCCAAGAGATTACACTACAGACTGGCCAGTGAGTAAAATTATTGATATGATAAAGACATGACTATACCACAAACTACAGGACACAAATACAAATACGTCGGTAGTTTGAATATAGTTGATACAGATGAGAAATATATAAAGGAATTGGAAAGAACAGTGGAAGAGTATTTTGATTATTGGGATTTCTCTGTCCACGAATGGAAAGAAGTATTATGGCCAATGATAACAGCGTTAAAGCACGAAAACAGACAGTTGAAAGCAGAGATTGCGCTACTAAAGAAAGGAATAGAAAAAGCCAAAAGAATGACGAACCAGAAACTCGATTAATACATTACGGGGATAACCCGAAATGGCGTCGATACTGGAGCATTGTTTTTAGGCGAATGAGATAGTAATATGGATTTAATAAATGTACAAAAATATGATTATCCGAATTCTACTCGCTCCATTCATAAGGGTAGCAGACATTATACTATTGCAGATGTTCTTCAAGGACAGCCTCTTCCATCGGTCACTAGCATTTTGTCAGCGACTCAAGAAAAAGATAAAGCAGCTAGCCTGCAAAGGTGGCGAGATCGTGTCGGACATGCTAAAGCGGCTGAAATAACAAAGACTAGCGCAGCGCGCGGCACGGCAATGCATCTCTATCTAGAGAAATATTGTCTTGGTGAGGGCTACATGGACCTGACGGACCTTGGAATAGAAGCCAAGAAGATGGCAGAAAAGATCGTGGACCGCGGGATTGATAATAGGATCGACGAGGTGTACGGGAATGAAGCGACACTATACTATCCAGGACTATATGCAGGTAGCTGTGATCTTATTGCAAGATTAGATGGTGATCTATCAATCATAGATTTCAAACAGAGCAATAAACCAAAACAGAAAGAATGGATTAAAGACTATGAGCTGCAAATGGCGGGCTATGCGATGGCTCATGATGCAGTTTACGGCACAAATATTGATAAATGTGTCAATATGGTATGTACTCCTGACCTATATTATCAAGAATTTACGATTTCAGGTGACGAACTACGCGAAGCCAAGTATGAATGGTTAAGAAGAGTTGACCTATTTTACAGTGAAAGGGATTAATTATGTATTTTGTAATAACAATATACTTGTTAATGGCAGGGACCAATGAAACAATAATGAGAGAATACACCGCTCAATCTTTTGAAGACACCTGGGCTTGTCATGCTTTTATACATAGAAACAAAATGGAGCTATTGACCCCACATATATTAAAACACGGTGATGATTTAAAAAGTTGGGAATTGTTTTGTGAATCTAGATATTTGAAGGATTTAGACGACGTATGATAAACTATTTATTAGAAAAATTGTATAAATTCTTGTTTGAATCAGACTGGGATCAAATGCATGTAGATAAAATAATTATAGTGATGTATGCAATACCATTAGTGTTGCTAATATGTCACACATTTACCAAGGTATAGTGGAGATTTGCCCCTATGAGTTACAAACAAAACAAAAATTTCTGAAACAGGCGGTAGATTGGTAGATTTGATGTTAAAGTATTGTTTTTATTTAGCAAACAGGCTACCGCGTAGTCTACCGGCTACCGCCCAAGTTGGTAGATTATTCAATTTTTCCCAGTTTTTTCACACTTCGCACGCGCGCATATTTCTTACAAATTTTTTTACAGAGGAGGGTCAAAATCCCACTATACTAAGGAGGCATCATGATTAAAAAGAAACAAACATTGACGGAAGTACACGAGGTACCAGCTAATGGTAGACCTACTGAAGTTAAAGTTGGTTATAGAACTATAAAAATTAAATACATAAACCCCAGCTTTATACTAGACGACATGACCGACAGCTACGGTGAGTACAGGGCTAGAGAAGGTGTTATTTATATACAAGATAAACTATGCGGACAAGAGCGCTGCAACACTACGTGGCATGAAATACTACATGCAGTAGTTTATGTTTTCTCACTTAACCAAGCAAACGGCCCACTTAAAGAGGAAGACGCAGAAGAATTGACTGTAAATACAATATCTAATGCTATGATGGGTGTATACAGGGACAACCCCTGGTTGTTAGACATGCTTAAAAAACATCTAAATGAAATCGATAGCTGAAGATATACTTGAGTGGTCTGAGAAGTACCTAGAACCAAAGAATGAATACTTAGGAAATGTCCCGGTATGTCCTTACGCGCGCACAGCCAGACTCAAGAAAACTTACAGAATATTAGAATGTAAAAACTTTAATGCTTTCCAAGATGCCATAATAGAGGGAGCAAAACTAGTAAAAGATCCTGATATACAGATAGTTATAGTTGGTTGTGCTGATATTAAATATGAACCAGAAGAATTAGATTCAGTCATAGATATATTAAATCGTGTGTTAGTTCCACAAGACGTATACCTGATGGGATCACATCCCTGGGACGAAGAAGAAGATCAACCTGTAGAGTTTTTAGAAACAGGAGAATGGGAACCAGAAAATGAGTTTATGATGGTGCTTATACAAAAATACGATGAACTAGAAAAAGCTAGTGACAATTTACGCAAAACTGGATATTATCGGCACTGGCCTAAGGACTATTACGAGGGCACAGTAAATAAACGAAAATCTTATAGGAGATATCGACATGAAACCAGTTGATAAAAAGAAAAATCCCGGTTTAGCAAAATTGCCGACAGAAGTTCGTAATAAAATGGGCTTCATGAAAAGAGGTGGGGCTGTTAAGAAAAAAATTAAAAAGAAAAAACGTGCTGGCAAAATGGGTGGCGGCATGATGAAAAAAAGAATGAAACGTGGAGGTAAAGCATAATGGCTAAAGATACACACGTAACTAAGGATGGTAGAACAGCTAAAAAGGGTTTGTACTACTACATGAACCAACGCAAAAAGAAAGGCACTAGCCGTAAAGGCAAAGGAACTGTTTCTGATAAAGCGTTAAAAGCATCTGCTAAAACTGCGAAGAAGCCAAAGAAAAAATAATGGCAACTTCTAGGGGGCAAATACCGAAGACCACTACTGGTAAAGGTGCGAACTATCGCAAGACTAAATCAGGTGCAGGTATGACAGCAAAAGGTGTAAAAGCCTATCGTCGTGCTAATCCTGGTAGTAAATTAAAAACAGCTGTCACTGGTAAAGTTAAGCCAGGCAGTAAAGCTGCAAAGAGACGTAAGTCTTACTGCGCACGATCAGCAGGTCAATTAAAAAGGTCATCTGCAAAAACAAGAAACGATCCTAATTCTAGAATTAGACAGGCGCGTAGAAGATGGAAGTGTTAAATGAAAAGATTAGATGTCAGTGAAAACACCGCCATCAGCATGCCGGCGCGCAACCTTCTTAGTATTATTGGCGCTTGTCTTGTTGGTGCTTGGTTCGGGTTTGGCGTCATTGAGCGACTTAATACTATAGAAACAAAAATACAGCTCATGGAGAAAGACTTGGAAGCTGCTAATACTTTTATTGACGGGGTCCCCAAAGGCGACATGGTCAGTCCACAAGTCCAAGAGCTCTACATGTTGGTTGAGTACCTTGCAGAAAGTACGGAAAAACTTAAAGAACAAATGGAAGGAGAAATACCTCTTATATTAAAAAATGAAATGGTTATACAGTTTCATGAAGAGAGGTTGATAGATTTAGAGGAACGAAAGAATGGGAATCATTGAAACAGTTATCATACTTAGTTTGTACGTCTATGACGGGGGCAATAAAAATATTGAAGGTTGGTATCACCAGGATAATTTAAGTACATGTCTCACAGCTAAACGCACGGCGGAAAGGAATTCCGGCAATCAAGTACAATATACTTGCAGTTTAGAAAAATGCATGATGACAATAGATCAAACCGGCGTAAAACATTGCGATAAAATAATAAAGTAGTATAGTAATATATATGAATTTAGTAGGTTTCGGACTTACTGTACATGACAGTTCAGTAGCCGCATATAAAAACGGAAAGTTTTTATACAGAAAAGCAGAAAGACAATTTAAATCAAAACATGCTCATGGTGATATGCATTGGGCCAAGTCTGTTTTAGATGAATGGGACATAGATGATTTTGAGTTAGCTGTTTCTACTTGGTTGTCTGGAAATAATTCACAAGATTTTATTAGAACTGTTGAAGGCATAGTGTATATAGATCATCACTACAGTCATTTACTTTCTTCGAGTATTAAACAATGCAACAACTTAGTTTTAGACTCTTATTCTAAAGGTCCCGCAGATGTTCCTGACGGCCTTTCTCCTTACACCGGACTTCAAAACAAAACTAGAGTAAAAGAATTAAGCCCCTCTCAATTACTAACACACATGATTAAATCCAGTAGTTTTGATCATGAAAAAGTTACTTATTCTTTTGAAGAAATATATGACATCGTAATAAATAAAGCTGTTGATTCTTACCAATCAGGAAAAGATCCTTCTCTGTCTCCTGAGTGGCCTTTGTTTGTAAAACTTATAGACATTCCAGGAAAAGTTATGGGCCTCCAAGCTTACGGCAAACCTATGCTTAATAAAGTTTCAGATTGGCTTCAAAGAACAAATTTTAGAAACCTTCAAGTTTCTTCTGAAATAGCTTTTATGCCAAAAGATGAAATGGATATAAATTTTATATCAACAGTACATAGGTTTTGCGAAGAGTTAGTTTTAGAAAAAACTGCAGGCATGAGTAACTATTTTAGTTACTCAGGAGGGTTGGCACAAAACGTTGTTTGGAATAGAGCAATGTTAGACAGGGGTTTGCATCCACATATAGATCCATGGGCTTATGATGGTGGTTGTAGCATAGGTGCTTTGCATTATTTGTTGGATAAACACGACATTGAGAGGCCAAATCATTGGGAACAGGACGACGAAGCACCACTTGGAGAGCCTGACGGGCCTTTATTTAAGCAAGTTGCACAACTTTTAGCACAAAATAAAGTTGTTGGTTGGTATCAAGGCAACGGAGAAGTAGGACCAAGAGCACTTGGTAACAGAAGTGTTTTATTTAATCCTATGTATAAAGAAAACAAAGACAGAGTTAATAAAATAAAAAATAGAGAATGGTGGAGGCCTTTTGGGGCCAGTGTTAAAGAAGACGAAGCTGATAGGTTTTTTGATTTACCTATTAGTAGACACATGCTTTTTAATTCTAATGTTAGGTATTCAGCAATACCTGCTGTCACTCATGTTGACGCTACCTGCAGACACCAAACAGTTCCAGAAACAAACCACACTTATTATTGGATGTTAGATGCTTTTGAACAAGAGACTGGATTACCAGTGTTGGGCAATACTTCATTAAATAAAAAGGGCAAACCTATTTGTAGCACTGTTGAAGAAGCACTAGATATTTTTAAAACCTCTGAGCTTGATGCTATTTGTATAGGTGGAGAGCTTTACCAAAAATGATTACTTGTATTGTTAATCCTTCTAGATGTGGGTCTACCCTACTACTACATATACTAGATAAATATTTTCGTCTTAAAAACACACCAAATTATTCTATGGAATATGAAATTATTGATAATGTTTCAGGAAAACAAAAGATAAAAGAAAAAACAGGAACTAACTTTTTATTTAAATACCAATATTTATTCGTACACAAACCATTATTGGGAGCAGATAAATATATTGTAATAGATCGTAAAGATAAAGATGCCTGGGCTTATTCTTCTTATCATTCTTGGATTAATCAACATTGGCATGGAAAACTTGATGCACAAAAACAATACATTTCAGATAAAAAATCTTTGCAAGTACATAAAGAAAACATGATTAATAATCTGGACTCTTGGCACAAAGAAAAGAATAGGTTGATTAGTCAAGGAGCTGTTAGTTTATGGTATGAAGATATTAAAGATTTATCAGCAAAAGAAATACTTATTTTGTGTGGATATGATGATGCAATGGAATTTAATAAAGATGATTTATATTTTAGGGGTGTCAGACTAGAAAAAGTTTGGTCTTGATAACTTAAGATAACTATACTATATATTATTGTAAATGGGCGTACCTAAAAAACTTACAGAAATGCAAATGAAATTTGCGCAGTTGTTGGTAAACAACGAAGGACGTATGACACAAACAGAGTGTGCTAAAGAGGCTGGTTATGCTGAAGGCACTGAAGCAGTCAAAGGTTCTGAGCTTACTAACCCTAATAAATATCCTTTAGTTGCTAAATATATTGGCGAGCTACGAGAAGAGAACCAGAAAAAATATTCAGTTACATTTGAGAAACACATAACAGAGCTAGCTAAGATAAGAGAAGCAGCGTTAAACAAAGGAGCATTTAGTGCAGCAGCAAACGCAGAAGTTGCTAGAGGTAAAGCTGCAGGACTATACATCGAACAAAAAATAATCAGAACAGGTAAATTAGAGGACATGTCTATTGAAGAATTAGAAAGTAAAATGAAAAAGATTTATGAAGAGAACAAAGTTTTAGTTGAAGGTGAGTACACTGTTTTAGCTAATGATAATTTAGAATACAACGGAGTTAAGCTTAAGGATGTTTTAGATGAAGAAGAGTAAACTTTATTCAGACCACACACCCGGACCAAAGAAAAGAACTTCTATTGGTAACAGTGTTAGATCAAGACCTAAAAATAAGCATAAGAAACGTAATTACAAAAAATATAGAGGACAAGGAAAAAGAAGATAATGTTTACATCATACAGACACCCAGAAAACAAATCACCTGCCTATGTTATACATAACGCATTTGATTCAGATTCTTGTTATACAATTATAGAGCGTTATAAAAACAACACAAGCAAAGCTACCCACGTTACTAAAGAAGGTGATTTAATTGGAGGAATTAATAGCACCAGAGACTCAAATGTTGCTTTTATTTCTGAGCCTGGGGTTATTGGTAAGATACAAGAATTTATTAAAGTGGCTAATCATATTACTGCTTGGAATTTTGATATTACTATGACTGAAGATATTCAGTTTACTAAGTATGGTCCAGAACAACATTACAGTTGGCATTTTGATGGTTTTGGAGACCATCATGCAAAAAGAATTTTTTGTTTTCGTAATGATATGCCTGAAAACCCAGGATTAAAATTTACTTCAGCCCCACAGGCTATAGACACAGTTAGAAAAATATCTGCTTCAGTTGTGCTTAATGATGACTATTCAGGAGGAGAGTTCGATACTGCTTGGCTAGATGCAGATGATGGCCAACTTCCAATAAGAAAATCTACTTTTAAACCTAAAATGGGAGACATGATTATATTTCCTTCTCATATACCACATAGAGTACGTCCGGTCAGAGTAGGTACAAGATATAGTCTTGTTGTGTGGGCAGGAGGACCAGCTTTCAAATGAGTAGTCCACATTGGTATAATACAAAAAAGCTAATACAAGTCTTGACTAGATTTACTGAGTCTGAAGAAGGCGGCGATGCAAAAGTTCAAATGTTATTGCCTGATGGTAGAAACCCTTTACAAAAAGAGTTTAACATCAAAGAAATTAAACTGGTTGAGAACAAAATCATAGGTTCTAAAGAGCGTTATAGGCTTATGATCTTAGTGGAATAGTTATTGTGAAAAATGAGTCGAAACTCTGGCAAAAACTAAAAAAATCTACACCAAATATTACATGGACACGCGTTGAATCTTGGGCATCTTTTGGCTTTCCTGACCTAGTAGGATACACGGAAAACACTGGCTTTTTTACTGTTGAGTTAAAGATAGTAAAAAGTAATAAAATTACCTTCTCACCACACCAAATTGCGTTCCACGTGAAACACCCAACCAACACCTGGATCTTGGCAGCGACCCTCGATCCACGCACCAATAAACTTTATGAATACTATCTCGAGCCGGGGTCCAAGGTCCGCGAGCTTGCGGCCGACGGCTTGCGTGCTTGCGGGCCCACCCGCCCCGCCTGTGAGCTTGAGCGCTTGTTGCTTGAGGCTTGTGCCTGAGCCCTTGAGCGCTTGCGCTCGTAGTTCTCGCGCATCTGCTTGCGCCTCAGGTCTGCTTGTATCCTGTTCTTAACCGGGAACGCGCGTGGCGTTCCCAGAGGGAAGGTCCGGCCGCGCATTAGCAGCTGG